TCGTCATTAGAAGATACCTCGTCATTAGAACATACGTCGTCATTAGAACATACGTCGTCATTAGAACATACGTCGTCATTAGAACATACGTCACAAGTAACAGAGACAGAAAAGAAAGAATATAAGTGTATTGCATGTGGAAAAATTTATAAAAATATGTCAGGGTTATGTAAACATCGACATATATGTAAAAAAAAAATATTACAAAAAATACAACAAAAAGAAGCTGTATCGAAAACGATACACAAAGAAGAATGCGAAGATGAATCATCAGTGGAACTCACGGACTTGGTGAGTAGTGCGATTGCGATTCCGGAAAAAGAAAAAGATGAAATTATTATTCAGCTTTTGAAGGACAATGAGTCGATGAAGGCGTTTATGAAGGAGCAGAACAACATGTTGAAGGAGATGATGCGCCAAATTAACACGAATGGTTCGAGTACGATTACGACAACGAATAATATTAAACAGAAGTTCAATATCAATATATTTTTAAACGAGCAGTGCAAGGATGCGATTAATATGGGCGATTTTATCAAATCTCTCAAGATTACATTTGACGATTTAGAAATAACTCGAGACAAGAGTTTGGAAGAAAGTGTGAGCACGATTATGCTGCGAGGACTCAAAGAGTTGGATGTATATAAACGTCCAATTCATTGTACGGATCAGAAGCGGGATGTCATGTATATTAAAGACGAGGAAAAATGGGAAAAGGATGATGGCAATGTAAAATTGAAAGAGTCTATCGACACGCTTTCAAAAAAACAAATGTACACGTTGAAAGAGTGGAGAGATTCCGACCCCGAACTAAAAACAAACGATGACAAGAGGGATAAGTTTGTAACGACACTGAACCATGTTTGCACGCCGATACCAGAGACGAGTGAGAAGCGGTTAATCAAGACAATAGGGAAGGAGATTTATATTGACAAGGTGGAAGAGTGATTTGATTTTGTTTTCGCAAGAATACAATTTATACAACTCTATCTGAAAAACTGTCATCGAGAAGTGGTTTATATGACGATTTATGATTTTTCATTGTATCTTCATAATCATAATAATTTTGTTTGATGTAAAAACATCCAATGGCAAATATAAAAAACCCTGCAATTACAAATTCGGCGATCATTGTAACACACTCTAATATAATATTGTATATTATTTTTTTAATATAAATCGTATGAAATATATTAAAAAGATTCATTTATATTTATTTGTTTTTGAATTTTTTGTGCAATTCAGGATTTCGCATCAGTAGAAGGAGGAGTGTCAGGAGCGGTGTTTGTTACTGCCGCGCCGCAAATGGCGCTACGAGTTGTAGAAAACCATTTTGCAATAGCAACAAGCGGTGCGCTAAAAATGTTTACAGAATTAGGATCGGCACTAATAGAAGATGCGAGGTCGGCCATTTTTTTATCTTGACCGGTTAAAGTCGGACTGCAGCTATTCTTAAAGTCGTCGAAAAGTGCTTGTGGTTGTTGGTAGAACGGGGCGCCGGATTTACACATTGCAGTATTGAAACCGAATGCATTGGTTGCAAGGACTTTGGCGTCGTCGGACGAAGACGGAGATTCTATAATCTGTTTATAAATGTCTGAATTTCCGGAAGGACACACTTGTTTATTCAAGTAGTCATAAATGTTTTGAGGTGTGGGGTTCGGCGGAAGCGACACCATGGATGCAGGCAAACTGGATTTTATACTGGATGAAATGGAATCAACATCGGTCAAACTGAATCCTTCATATGTTTTGAAAGAAATGAAAAAAATGCAGACGATGAGTGCAATTGTGACAAACATGTAGTGATGATTGCAAGTTAACAATATGAAAAATATCAAAATAATGCGACCAGAAATGGTGTTGTAATAATATTGGAGAAGATAAGGTTGTTTCATATAAGCACAAAATAGAATAAAAATGATGACGAGTTGTGTAACGAATGACTTGCGATGATTTATATTTGAAATCATTAATTCCTTAACATTATCTAAAAAGTTTTTCATTTAATAATAGAATAAATTAAAAAATATATAAAATAGGATGAGAAATTAAATAATATGATTTAATATTTATGAAATAAATACATTAAGAGAATTTAAGATATTAAATATATGATTCAAATAAAGTATAAATAAATATATATTTATTTTCCGTATGTTTTTTAAAATAAAATCTCGATTTTTTATAGGAGAATAGAAGAATCAAATAAATAGGCAATGTCTTTAGCACAATATGCTTCACCGTATAATAATGATGATGATTCTGGAGAGACAAATAATATAAATGCAAATATTCGAATGACACAAAGTCAAAACCAGAATCAAAATCGAGGAAGGGGAACAGAAAAAAAAATGCCGCTTAGAAAAACAATAAAGCGCCCTTTAGCACAACAAGAAAAACAACAACAAGGCAGTGAGTCACGTGTAGCAAATTTTATGAGCAAGCTGAGTGCTGTAAAAAACACGAACCATGTACAAGTTGGTGGAGACGATGGAACAAGCGGAATAGACGAATCAGAAAATGACTTGGCAGATTATCAACCGATGAATAACGAAGGCGAAAAAATAAATAAGGAGGATGATGGTGTAGTAACACGAGAGAATTTCGAAAATTTACCGAGCACATATGCATCGCAGTACTATCAACAATATGTTCCTCTTTCATACAATGAGCAACAACATCAAACCAATGTTGAATCGAATGTGTCACCAGGGTCAAGAGATGACTTAATGCAAAAGATGAATCACATTATACAGATGCTGGAAGACCAGCAAGATGAAAAAACAGGGAGTGTAACTGAAGAGTTGATTTTATATTGTTTTTTGGGAGTGTTTGTAATTTTTGTCGTGGATTCATTTGTGCGAGCTGGAAAATATGTGAGATGACGGGAAAATGTGAAGGAATAAAAAATGAGATATCATATGAATATTTCATTTTTAGAATGGAATAGTAGAGAGAAGAGAGATAAATCCAATAATTAAATAAAATAAATAACGATAAAATATTAAAAAGAAAACACTGATGAAATACAGCTTGTAAAAAAGACACATAGGAAAATAAATGGGAGATTGTAGCACGAAAACAAATAATGAAAATCCGAGCGTTGAATTGTTTATGACAATTATCGTAAACATTGGCAACGTATTGAGTATATTGTATAATGTTCCACAAATGTGGAGAACACACAAGTTGAAAAAAGCGGATGACATATCGTCGCATTTTTTGTGGATGCGCCTTTCAGCTGGAATTATATGGTCCACTTATTGTATTTATTATCAAATGTGGTATGTCATTATATCATGGACGACAACGATTATATCGACAACACAAATATTGTATTACAAGTATTATCCATCTCCACTGGCTATAGTTGAACTGCAAGAGCAACAAGAACAGCGGCAACAAACATCGAATGAAAAAAAAGAACAAGAGGGCGCGAATGAAGAAAGAGTAGATGTGCAACTTCTACGTAATAATGAGTATAGTTATTATGCAGGCGCTGCAATACCTCTTAATTAGTGGTTTATAGTATGAGAATGATAGAATAGAATAACAGTATCAAGTATCCTTTTGCAATATCTAAATGATGATATAATAGTAGTAAAATGCATAGTAATGGAAACGCGTTTTTGATAATAAACTTTTTCACTTTTAGTAAGCACTGGTATAAATTTTCATGTCCTCGAATCCAGCTACAAAAATCTTTCCATATTTGTTTTGGTCCACATGCAGAAGTTAAGGAATGATTTGAGTTTTTTGTATTTGCATCACTAGAATGTGTATTCATTGTACGTGTTGTATTGTTGGTTGGTCGTTCGTTTATCGCATAGTCTGGTTTGGTTTATAAAAATCAATTTTTAGACTTTACTATGTTTTAGTAAAATAAACAAAAAAATTGAAAGAATAAAAATAAAAAATAAAATGTTGTATTATTATTTTTTATTTTATAATGATATATAAAGTGTTTTCATAAAATAGAAAATAGATTCGATAGATAAAGGATGTTGAATCAAATGCATGACTGGATTAATTCGTTGAATACAAATATGTTTTTTGCAGGTATAATGATGCTCACATTAAACATAGGGTCGAGATACATTCAGTTAAATTTAAGCCCGTCTGCTGAATCCTATTTAAAATATGCGATTACAAAAGAGTTTTTGATATTTACGATTGCATGGATGGGAACGCGAAACATTTATGTGGCATTAACACTTACCGCCACATTTATTATTTTATCGGATTATGTGTTTAATGACAAGAGTCGATTTTGCATGTTACCAGAAAAATTCAAGAAATTGCAAAGTTCAATCGATGTAAATGATGACAAGATTATAAGTGAACTGGAAATCAAAAATGCAATGGAAATTTTAGAAAAGGCCAAAAAACAGCGTGAAAATCGTGTTCAACTCAGCTACTTGTCATTTTATGATAACGTTAAAATGTGATCGTGGAATGATGGAATGATGAGTGGGAATTTAGTACATTTTTTCTTTATCTGAATTTTTTTTCATATTATTTCCATGTAACTGTTCATTCAACTGTTCTAACATGGTAGAACCCGTTTTCTCAAATAAGCACGGTATAAATCCATGAACCATAAATATGATAGAGCAACCGAGTACTTGAAATCCATAAGAGCACGCATGTTTCAAATGTTCAAAGTAGGTCATACTTTGTTCTTCCGGATGCTGTAGAAATACGTATTTAAAAATAGCATTTGACTGCAATGAACTAAACATTTGTTATATATAAATATATAATATATTAAAAATATATTAAATAAATGGTTAGGATACGAATATTTTATATTATATTATAACATAATATTATATTATAAAAACAAAAATAGATTTAATGTTTCGACAGTTTATAACATCGTCGGCGATATTGCTCACCGTGGATATTCTTTATTTATACAATATTGGAATAACTACCTTTCAAAAAAATGTGCAACTCATCCAGAAATCGCCTTTAGAACTAAATATTTATGGCGCATTACTCTCTTATGTATGCGTGATTGGCGTTCTATACTATTTCATTATTTCACAGCGTAAACCGGTGTTTGACGCTTTTTTACTCGGAATATTTGTATATGGAACCTTTGATATGACCAATTTGGCGATGTTTTCAAAATATGCGTGGTCAACCGCGATTATAGATACATTGTGGGGCGGAACCCTTTTTGCGATTACGACATGGGCAACCTATAAAGTGTTGTATTAATAGTTTTGAACAGTTTTAGTAACAGTATGCTTGCCAATATATACACTGTAGGGAAACGTTGGTGGAAATGGACATATGTTATTGGTTTCAGGACAATTTCCTCTATATTGAATGGGTAGTCGAACCTCCGCGTTATTTCCACTTTGAAAACTGTTTTTGGCATCATCTTGTAATATCTGTTTTATTTGCTGAGGTGTTAAATTTTTAGGTTCAACTGTTAGCATGTTTACGATTGCCCCGGCTACAACGGGAGCCGCCATACTTGTTCCTTGAATGGCTCTGAAACCATTAGCAAGCCATGTGCTAAATATTCTGTTACCTGGAGACAAGATGTCTACACATTCGCCAAAATTTGAAAAATTTGAAATTTGATTTGGAGTTATCGTATTATCGTAAGATCCAACTGTAATTACACTACCTTTTACTCCTCCAAGTCTAGCAGGACTTAATGTTGATGCATCCATAAAATTATTTCCTGCTGCTACGACAAAGGTTATATTTTGATCTGAAGACATTGTATTTATTTTTCTATCGAGTGCCAGATAGAAATTAGGAAGCCGAAACCCTAATGACATATTTACAATTATTTTTTTAGATGGATTATCTCTTTTATATCTGGAAAGATATTCTAAAGCCGTGATCATTGTTTCAGTATTGCCCGGCATAACCTTGTAAGCAATAACCGGAATACCTGGTGCAACGGCAAATCTTCCGTCTTTTGCTCCGATTGTTCCTGCGACATGGGTTCCATGACCACTTAATGTGGTGCGGTCAGGGTTGTTTGAATCTACACTCCATCCACTTCTGAAAAGTGAAGACGGATCTTCATCTTTTCCAGATACTATTCCATTTCTTCTGGTAGTCTCAGTGAAATCTCTACTTAATTCTTCATTAATAGAAAGTGATGGGTGTCGTTCTATTCCTGTATCAAAAACAAATACGCAAATATCGTCTATAGGGTAAGAAAAATTAGAATCGGTCCTAGACAATGATGTTTCTCCTCCAATTCGTTGAATAAAATTATTAAAGTTGTCCGGTAAAGGTGGAAGGGTTGCAGCCGCAGGCACGACATCGGTTTCAGCTATAGTTACTTGTTTCATATTTTTATCGTCTTCTGGAATTTCTAAAGCTACAACCTTTTCAACTAAAACCATACGTTTATTTTTTTCTTCAAAAAATACAAGTTGTCCTTTGGTTGCATAGAAAGAAAATGTTTTATCATCTAATATTGCTTTCAAATCAATTCCAGCAAAAATAATATCAGAAAAACTAGCTCCTACATCTAAAGATCCTAAATATAATGATTTATAAGAAGGTTTACGTAACTCTTTCTGTATTTTAGTTTTTATGTAATTCTTGAATCCGTTTATATCACTTTTAATTTTAGAAACCGACCATAATGAAATCGAATAATGTGGATTATTATTTGCGGCGACATTAATGAATATTCCATTAACAGTAATAACAAGATCACACTCTTCCTTAAGTTCCTTATACGTAGTATATACTACCGATTTAATTAGTTTTTTTAGCATAAGTATTTAATTATATAAAATATAATTTATAAAATATAATTTATAAAAAATTTCATAAACA